GTGGAAATTCCCACAGTCAATTTAGATACAGTTATAATAAACAATAAAATAATACATGAAGAGGTTGATGTTCATTTTAATCAATCCTATGGAGAATATATTGAAACTCGTTCAAAACATGCAGATGAAATTTCTGTAGATTTAGAGTATTTGTATCCTAGAGATCCTTTTTCACCAGCAGATTTAGAATTTAACAAGTTCAAGAAAGATGCCCAGAAAGAAGTTAGTTACCTTGTCAAAGAATTTGAATGTCGGAAATCAGCTAGTGCTTATGCTCGTGCTGCTACAAGTCGTACTGGGGTTCTCGATACAGAGAAGCTTTCGTCATATAGATTCAGTGAAGATCTTTTTAAGAAGGTAACTATTCTTCCTGATGGTAAGAATCATGGTCTAGTGTTTATTTTGGATTGGTCTGGTTCTATGCAGTATGTTCTTCAAGATACTTTGAAGCAACTGTATAATTTGATTTGGTTCTGTAAGAAAGTTCAGATTCCTTTTGAGGTTTATGCTTTTACGCAGGAATGGAATAGGAGAATTGATAAAGTTCTAAGACCTCATTATGAAAAGAAAGAGGGTGTATTTCTTATAGAAGATGAGTTTAATTTATTGAATATTTTTACTAGTAAAGTAAATGGCAAAACATTAGAGCATCAGATGATAAACATTTGGAGACATGCTTATGCTTTTGCAAATCGTACTTGTTATAGTTATTATAGAAGATTGCATCTTTCAGGAACTCCATTGAATGAATCGTTAATTGCTCTTCATCAGATCCTTCCAAAATTTAAGAAGGAGAATAATGTAGAGAAAGTTCAGTGTATTGTATTATCAGATGGTGAAGGTTCTCAATTACCCCATCATACAATAGTAAAACGTCATTGGGAGAGTGAAGAGTATTTGGGTGCTCGTAATTGTCATGGTGATAGATCATTCTTGAGAGATCGTAAATTAGGTAAGACTTATAAACTGAAGTATGGATATCACGATTTCACAGATGCTTTATTAAAGAATCTTCAAGATAAATTTCCATCTACTAATTTTATAGGTATTCGTGTTCTTGCAAATCGTGATGCAAAATATTTCATTCGTCTTTATCATGGAGAGAATGAAAAGATAATGAGTGATTGGAGAAAGAATAAGAGTTTTACTATTACTAATTCTGGATACAATGCATACTTTGGTTTATCCTCTGCTACATTAGCTCAAGATGCAGAGTTTGATGTTGATGATGATGCGACTAAAGCACAAATCAAGAGAGCATTTGTAAAATCCCTCAAGACTAAAAAACTAAATAAAAAGGTCCTTGCAGAGTTTATTTCTTTAGTGGCATGAGTAAAGATGTTCCTTGGGATGATTCTAATTGGAGGTCAGAGTTTAAAGAATCAAAACGACTTTCCAAGTACCAATTAGAGATTTTGGAGAATGGACCTCGAAGTCTTTCTCAGTCATGGATTCTTGGTGCAATGCATGGTGAGTGGAGAAAGATGAAAGGATATAAGTATCCTGATCCTCCTGATTGCTCATCTTCATTTAAGGAATTTAATGAGATGGTGAAAGAAGGGTTTGAGGGAGACAGTAAACAAAGTGACCACTGAGTGGAATAAATCGTTCCATTACCCTTTATAATATGATTATTGAAACAACTAAATTATGTTCGAGATCAAAATGACTCGTGAAGAAATTATTGAAGGACTAAGAAGTAATTACGGAACAGAGTTTACTGCTGCTGATGTCCGTGGATTCTGTGTGATGAATGATATTGCTTATCAGACTGTCACGAAGAAAATCGAACAGTTTAAAGTTGGTCGTGGTAAATGGAATTTGGAAGTTACTCCAAGAATAGTTGAGAATATTGAGAAGTCTTTTAGTGCCCCTGCTGTAGAACCTCAAGTTCAACAAAATTTAATTCCTCAAAAAGATGACACATTCGTCAAGTTCGGCCCTTTTAACGACCTTAAAAGGATTATTCATTCTAAGTTGTTTTACCCTACTTTCATTACAGGTCTTTCCGGTAATGGGAAAACTTTTGGAGTAGAGCAAGTATGTGCTCAACTTGGAAGAGAGCTTATTCGGGTAAACATTACTATCGAAACAGATGAAGATGATCTCATTGGTGGCTTCCGCCTTGTTGACGGTGCCACAGTCTGGCACAACGGTCCAGTTATTGAAGCTCTCCAGCGAGGGGCTATCTTGCTCCTTGACGAAATCGACCTTGCCTCAAACAAGATTCTCTGTCTCCAACCCATCCTTGAAGGTAAGGGAATTTTCCTTAAAAAGATTGGAAAGTTCATCGAACCAACAGGAGGATTCAACGTCATCGCCACCGCAAATACTAAAGGTAAAGGTTCAGACGACGGAAGATTTATTGGAACTAACGTGCTCAACGAAGCCTTCCTTGAAAGATTCCCAGTAACCTTTGAGCAAGAGTATCCACCAGTAAGTGTGGAGAAGAAGATTCTGGGTGGAGTTGCTGCTACTCTCGGTGTTACTGATACAGACTTTCTTGCACGTTTAGTAGATTGGGGTGACATTATTCGCAAGACCTTCTATGATGGAGGAATTGAGGAGATTATTAGCACTCGTCGTTTAGTTCATATTGTTCGTGCTTTCTCTATTTTCAAAGATAAAGCAAAGGCAATTCAAGTATGTGTAAATCGTTTTGATGATGAAACAAAGCAAGCATTTATTGAACTATATGATAAGGTAGATGCAGATTTTGAACTACCTAGTAATGTAGTTGAATTTGCCAAGACGGAGGAGGGATGATATAATATGGCATGGTGGTTAGCTTACGAAGAACTTTATGGAGACATGGACAAGGAGTATCCTATTATGACGGACAAGGTTGAACATTCTGATCCTTATTATAATTATGATCGGAATGATGTGAATTTAGATAATCCCTTTACTGATCCAAAAGATATTAAAAGGGCAGAGAAAGTAGTTGGGAAATTTTCAAAGCAAGTCTGGCCAACAACATTAAAAGATAATTGTTATCCAACTTTAGGTTCTATGAAAAGGGAGGCACCTGGTACTGAAGTTGATGATGTTTATGCTCATCATTTTCCTGGCACAGATATTAAACCAGAACCCAATTTAAAATATAAATCTCAAAAGTATGAAGAAGAATCTGGTATTAAAGACCTCAAAGATTATATTTCTTCAACATATTCTGGACATTATACCTCAGATCAAAATAGTACACAGACATTGGATCTTATTCAGTCTGTAGGTGATGCAGAGTCTTTCTGTCGTTCTAATGCTATTAAGTATCTTGCACGGTATGATAAAAAAGGACAGGCAAAACGTGATATACTAAAGGCAATGCATTACTGCCTTCTGTTATACTATTTCAGTGGCAACACAACAAACAATGAAACTCCGACCCGTGGTTATGAAACTTTCTGACAAAACTCTTTCACTCCTTAAGAATTTTAAGGATATAAATCAATCTATTCTTTTTAAGAAGGGTAGTACACTTCGTACCATTAGTGTTATGAAGAACATTCTTGCTGAAGCAACAGTTGAAGAAGAATTCCCTAAAGATTTTGGTATCTATGATCTCAGCCAATTTTTAAATGGTCTTGAATTGCATAAACCACATATCCCAGAATTAGATTTTGAGGATGATAGTTATGTGGTAATTAAGGAAGGTAGAATGCGTTCCAAGTATTTCTTTGCAGATGCTAGTGTAATTATTACTCCACCAGATAAAGAGGTTGCTTTACCAACTGAAGATGTTAGTTTTGAGTTAAGTACATCACAATTGGATAAGTTGCTTAAAGCAGCACAAATATATCAATTACCTGATCTTGCTGTAGTTGGTGGTGATGGTGTTGTTAAGGTTCTTGTTCGTGATAAGAAGAATGAAACTTCAAATGATTTTTCTATTATTGTAGGAGAAACAGATGCAGCATTCTCATTCAACTTTAAAGTTGAGAATATTAAGATCCTACCAGGAACTTATAGTGTTGTTTGTTCAAAATCAAATTTATCAAGATTCACTAATAAGAATCAGGATTTGACTTACTTTATTGCATTAGAACCAGATTCTACCTTTGGTTAATGTTAAAATTATGGAGAATATGGAAGTATGCGTTAGGTAGTTTCTCTGATGAAAGAACTAAACGATACGATAATCACATTGTTTTAGTACGTTCTTTCATATTTGTTTCTTATCTTATTACTAACTGTTTTATTGTTGGTGGAGTAATCCGTCATTGGAATGATTTATGACTA